CCAGAAGTCCCTTCCGTGTATGCGCTTGCTTCTTATTTCGGGATTATACGGATCTTCGCCGGAAATGTAGAAATGCAGCAGCGAGCGTCCAGACTTAACCATATGCTCGAAGCACTCTATCTCATTTCGAGCAACTCGACCAACTCGCCGAAAGTGTTTAAAGGCACCATTTGCCAACTCTGACAGTGCGGCATCATTTGACTCAACAGGAAACACCATTGGCTCTTTTCTATTCTGCGAAGCAAGCCCAATCAGCATATCAATTTTAGGCTTTATCTCATTATACACTGATACTGGACGATTCTGACTTTCGAGTATCGCTACGACCTCATCAGTATCCTGTTTACCCGCATAGAAATCATAAGCCTCTTTCGCATATACACGCCAGTCACTCTCAGACATTGCTGATTCGGTATTGCGAAGCCATTCGATCAACTTATTAAGAAGATCAGAATCGTCCTCTACAGAAGAACCAGCAGGCTTGGTTTGAATTGCAGAATCATCTTCGTAGTTCATTTGAGTTCCTGTGCAAATAACTGGTTAAGAATACTGTCAGCTACAACATCTTCGATGTTTATCAGAGACTCCGATGGTATCTTAGCTGCCAGTTGTTTTGGAATCCTTCTTCCTTCATACGACTCAGGAATAAATATTCTTAAGTCCTCAGGAGGAATAGCCACCCTCGTCGTAAGCGATCCTGGTATGCCACCTCTGCCAAATGAGGTATCAGCGTTATTCTTTATCAAGAACGCAAGGATATTACTTGGAGCATTGTGCATTCTTGGTGGCAGCATATACTCACCACTTCTAAATGCCAACTTCTCAGGAACAAGCCCCGCGTTATTCAGCGTGTTCCAAGAGAACAGCAATGGAGGTTGTCCGCCTGAACCAATCCTTGGCTCTAGCCCTCTGTTAAAGATACTGTTTAGCTTAGATGGGGACACCTCACTAAGATGAACAGAATAGTTTCCCTTTACGAGATCACCAAAACGTCCAGCTTGTCTATCATAGACCCCTATAGTCTTTCCAAGATCCTTCCACAACTCATAACGATCTAAGTTGTCAATTATCTTTCTTATAATAGGAAGCTGTGCCATTGCTACTATTCCCTCGGTCTGGCAACTTTGCTCTTTACTTTGCTCTTACGCTTAGATCGCATAATCTCAGCAAACTCCGGATTATACTCAATAGCGTTCAAAAGTCTTTGCTGCGCTTTAGCCTTCTTCAAAGATGTATTACGAGCATGAACTGCATTAGGAGTACGTACTTGGTATCCTCCAGATGGTAACTTTATCACTTTTGCTGGCATTTATAAATACCTCTATTTCTGGCCTTGCTCGTCTCGCTAGCAGGAAGGCGATAAAGAAGGCGATAAACATCCAACCTGCTTACGCCACCGCGTTGTAGCGCCTCAGGTTTACCTAATCCCCGAAATGTTTCCAGAAACTTCATACGGAGATCCCTGCATCTCCTGCGCCGGAGCTGATCCAGCAGCCACAGCGCCAAGTATTTCGGCAATCTGAGGAAGCAGCTGAATAAAGATTTGATATTTATCAGCCGGACTTCCTTCAATCAGAGCCAACTTCTTGGCAATAAAGTCGACTCGTGGATCTATTCCCTGAGGGGTGGCGGCACCTCCCTGCGCTGTGTTACCCGCATTGCCTCCCTGAGCCGCGGCGAGCTGCATTAACTCTTCCTGAGAGGGGCCAGGAGAATACTGCTGTCCTTGCTGTTGTGCGTATCCAGGTGAAATCACACCCTCAGAATTCCTTGACTTTTGTCCTTCTGAGAGAAGCTTCTGAATAATGTAATCCGATACTCTACCCATTTTAAATTTCTCCTTCGTTTGTTATTTTCACTGCCCTTGCTCGTCTTAATCAGGTTGAGGCAATAAAGCAAACGTAAAAACACAAAGAACGGTCAAATTTTTTGACAATTCTCATTACATCGCCATCCAGTTCTGCCGTCTCCAAGGTCCCTGTTTGCTCCTTCGCAATCCTACCACAGCGCTTTCCCAGGGTCGAACAACATCTCGAGATTTATCTCTATGTCTTTTGAATACTCTGGTTGATACATTAGCAAAGTACTCAGATAAACAAAGGGCATCGGCGATATTGGGGCTGGAAATGCCCCGTGCCTTGAGCTCCTTTTTTGATTCGACCTTAATTCCGCCGTGATTATTGAAGCTGTATCTGACTGACGCGAGTTCATTTGCCAACTCCTGTCCCATTGAAAGTGTATCCTGTGGCTTCTTAATGTCAGGAAAGCTGTAAAGACCAAGTAAGCACTTATCCCTAACCCTACACCAAAGTTCGTCTCTCAATCTGTCGTACTTAGACATATCAGAACTTGAATTAGCCACGTTTACCATGTAGAGGTTCCGCATCCCCTGCTTCTGTAACCAATCTGCAACGCCAGCCCCGACTCCTATCACATCAATAGCACACCCTTCCGCGCCGTTTTCTTGATAGGATTGATTGATAAAGCCACCAAGAGTGATAGTGTTAAGACCATTGAAGCGTTCCCACGGCTTAATAAGGTTGGCGCGGCGGGGAAGAATGATAGAGTCATCTTCTCCATACCTCGCAACATCAACTCCAATGTAAAGCGGCTCATCCTCGGCCACGTCAAACTTATTACCAATACACTGCTCTGCCGCATAAAGTGGTATCAGCGTTGTATCATCAGCAAGAGGAGGGAGCCCAAGAACACGAATACGATAGACATTTGAATCAACTCCATACTTCCTCTCCATGTATGTAGGATAGCCAGGATCAACATTGGAGGATTTCCTCGAATCCCAATGAAGTCGCACCCAATCATTCTTTGCAGTTGCATGATAGTGCGTATCGTAGAAGTATCCACTGTTTCGAGTAGGGTTTCCGATCAATAAAACCTTGTTATCAGGCTGTGTTAGCGCACCTTCAAGCGGAATGAAGACAGGATCAGGAACACCAGAACTTTCGTCGACTACAATCAAAAGGTGATCCCCATGCAGACCAGCGAGGGTTTCGGCCTGTTCTTCCTTAGATGCGCGGGCTGAAATTGAGATTGCGCGACACCACCATTCCTTTGGGTGATCTTTTTGGAAGATTTTGTCCTTCTGAACAACAAACTCATCAGCAAGACTTGACTTCCTTAGCCACTTAGAAATTTCTGACCACAAAATATCAGACAACTGATGCGCCGTGGGCGCCGTACAGACAACCTTTGCAAAGGGTCTGGTGGTCAGAAACCAAAGGATAATCCATGAGGCGCAGCCATCCTTCCCCGTTCCATGGCCAGAATGGACAGATACACGCTTGTTCTCACGGATGGCTCGCAAAAGCTCGATTTGTTGCTCAGTCGGTGTAACTTGGATGCAGTCGTGCACAAACTGCAATGGACTGTTGCGCCACTCCTGGAGCTTTCGAAGCACACCTTTATTCAAGTCAACCATTAACTATGTCACTCCGCATAAAATAGTGGTATCGCGACATGCTCACACCTATTTGCCAACGTCAAATCAACACACTACTTCCAAACAGACCTGTTAGTATAGATTTCAAAAGGAATACTCCGCTCAAATCTGGCAATTTCGTCAACAGCTCGCTTGTAAGTTTCAATGTCCTTTTTATCTCCAACCCCGGCCACTGCGTTTATAATAGGAACAACATCAACGTCCTTCTCAGGAAGGTTTTTGATGATATTATAAGCTATCTTAGATGCCGGGATTTCAGTTTCGCTTCCAGTCAACCCGTATTTGTTGCGCAAGTAGTTATGTCCGAGCTCATGGGCTGTGATATATTTAGTTTGATCTCTTCTAAGAGGAATTATTGCAATTTCTCCAGTTTTGGTGTTATACCATCCAGGTGTAGTCGAGCCGGCCCCTGCAAAGACCTCACCTGGGGAAGCCGCTCTACGCAGCGTGAAGTCACCAACAGTTTCTGACAAAGGAGCTCTTTCAAAAACCTCCTGAATGTCTTTGAAATAGGGGTGATTCTCATACCCTGCTATCTGAGGATGTCTCCAGTCTCTGTCTGGACGAGATCGCTTTGCAGGATGTTCGTCAGTCCAGAAATCCGCTGCGTCCTGCAAAACAGAAACTATTTTGTCAACAACTGAAGGTGATGGCATTGTTTAGTTCCTCTTTGTATCCTTATTCAATACCT